TCATTCTCAGTCAGATTTTCCTCCGGAAATTATTGATTACAAGGGTGTTGAAAACTCGGAATCTAAATCTGATGATGACGTTTTTTCTAATTGCACCGATGATGAAATGCACAGACTAGTTCAGTTAGCTATTTCCGCCGTCCGTATCAATCGTGACAGAGATTTTGGTTCTAGTGACACAACAAAGTCCGAAGATTTATCTGACATTAGTGGTTATGATTCTTCTAAACAAAATGATGACACCGATTCAATTTTTTCTGGTTTGGGAGATCTTCCTCAAGTTGACCCTCCATCTGAAGATAGGATCTATGATGGGAGTTTTGATACCGATACTTTTGGCGTTATTGAAGCTTATCTCGGAGGATTAGAAATTAAGCGGATACATTATTACAATACATTTCGATATAAGTTCATCGGACATCTTTTCTTTTGGTTTCTTAATCCTTTGATTAATTACCTTTTGAGAATTTTTTCTCATATTCTCTCAAAGCTTAGATGGCACCGTAGAGATATCCTTACTGTCCTCTTTTGGTTTAGACGAGGCATGCATAATGCTATAATGTCCCCTGTACTTGGACTTTTTTCTTTATACAATTTATATCGCTTTGTCTATTGTGCTACCAAAATATCTCGAATTTTCTTACACAGGAACAAAACCTGGTTGGCATTACAACATGTTACCTCTTTTCTTACTGTCAATTATCCTGATGAATTTGTTGGTTCTAAACTTCACTCTTTTCTCATAGTTTTTGAAAACGGTCTCAAACTGCATGATAAAAAATTTTCTTCTGAATCATCTTTTGATCATAATAATTTTTTCGATTATAGGTCATTTTTTGATGACAATCGCGATTTAGTTTTGGATACTTTTGTATCTTGTTGTGATTGGATTAAATCTAACATTACTGTTTATGGAGCTGAACGTCTATTCTCTTTGGCTTATACTTTGTCAGACACTGATGTTCCCGTTGAAGATAAAGCTATGCTCATTTCTGAGTACATTATGTATTGGTTTAGTATGAAACCTATGAGTAACGCCTGTGATATATGGTATTTTTTACTGTTGCAAAACTGTGTTATGTTATATTTCCAATCTTCTTTACAATGGAGACGTAGAAATTCTGTATGTAACCAGTTTAATAAAACACGTAATGTTAATATGTCAGCTGAATCTTTTGAAGACGTTGACTTGGATTTTATAGTTTCCCGATTAAATAATTTGGGTGGAAGCGATTTTTGTTCACATGTTGTTCAATTATCAAATTTCATCTTTAAATTTGCTGATGAAGATTCTTATCTTTACAAAGTTTTTTCTGCCAAGGGCCTTGGCGATGTAAAACAAAGTACTGTATCTATATTTTCATTAATAAAAATTCTTAAGGAATGTATTTTTTCTCCCGACGTCTCTATCGCCGATTTGTTCTTCGGTGAGGGCGATATCAGGAAGTTGTTGGCTCGTGCTGATTATTTTGAAGATACCCCATACTTTGTTGGAGTTCCTGTTGATGGAGCCGTCAATATTAGAACACTATGTTCTGAAATGGAAACTTTCTTTAGAGTAATTGACACTAAATTGTCTGTTTTGAAGAAAAATAGTGCTTCTTGGTCAAAGCTTAGAAAATGTTCAGTGAGGGTTAGATCCAAATACGATGACTATATGATGCGTCTTAATTCAAGTCGACGTGCTGCTCCTTTCACTTTACTTTTGCATGGTCTTCCTGGTCAAGGTAAATCTTTGATTAGAAATCATATATTTTCTACGTGGGCTGCTTGTCATGGTCATAAATATAATGAACTTATGACATATACCTCTAATTATGGAGACAAATATTGGGAGGGAGTTCAACCTGCTTCCCAACTTTTTCTCTATTGTCCTGAAGTTGGCGACCAAGCTGCTCATATTTTGAAGAGTCAAGGTGATGAACGCATGGACGATTTTTTATCCATGGTTGATGGGAATCCTAAACCTCTTGCAATGGCCTTTGAACAAAAAGGAAGTGTTTTTGCTCTTTTTAGAGGTATCCTTATGGATAGTAATAGTAGCGATTTAAATATCAAGTTGTATAAAAATATGCCTGCTGCATTTTTTAGAAGAATAGTAAGAGTTGAACTTCAACTCAAAAAGAGTAGAAGAATGAAAGACTCTTTAGGAATTGATAAAAGTAAATTACCTAAAGACTATCTTGATCTCAATATCTATGATTTCAAAATAAGGACTTTTAAGCTTACTAAAGACAGTGTTTCTAATTACAACGAATTATCACATTGGGATATTGTAACTCCTTACACTCTTGGCATCTCAAAAAATAATCATTATAAATCAGGTTTTATTACTAACATTAATTTGTTCACTCAATGTATTGCGAAAATGTATTCATCCCACCAAAACAGTGAGAATAAAGTTGTTTCTTTAATAGACGATTATTATGAAACTTTTGATGATCAGTTTCCTTTTGTTTCTAAGGAGTATCATTGCGAATCTTCACTCACGGATGCTGTTTGTGGTTTTTCTTTTGCAATTTTTGTTTCGTTAGGTGTTTACATTTACTATCATATTGATCAAATCATTTCACGTTCAATAACATTTCTTCTCGATTGTTTTGGTATTAATGATGCTCTCTATGAAAAAGTCAATCGTGCTCAAGATTTTGTTCGCGGTTATGTTCCTGCTGTTATCGAACATAAGAATAACTTTGTTAAGATTTACAAATTTTTGACTAACAAACATCACTGGTTTGAATTAGCTTTGGTGTGTGTCCTTATGGTTCTTGTCAGATATTCATTGTCTGAAAGGGAAAACAAATACCAATCCCAAGGTAATGTGTATTCTACTATTCCTGAAATGGAAAAAGAGTATGATTGTTGGGATTCTTATGTGCGTTGTCCAATAAAGAATCATGATATGTGGAATGTAGTAGAAAATAATTTTAGTCCCCCATGCAAGAATACTCCAATTTCACTCGCTAAAACGATAAGTTCTAACATTAGACATCTTATTATACGTAAAGAAGGTAAAAAAGGTGAAACTAAGTGTTTAGGAGTTAAAGGCAACATTGTATTACTCAATAAGCATACTTTTCGAGTTCCTGGTCCGGGTTCCTACAAAGTTTCTATATTACATGATACAGGAGTTGAGACCAACCCTATTATTATAGATAATTCTGACATACATAGCATTGGTGATGATCTTTGTATATTTGCTTACTCAGGAATGCGTTTTAGAAATATAACTAGTCACTTTGCTTCATCTACTTATGTTCCTACGCAAACTTTGGGTTGTATCGGAACTTGTAACACTGTAATTTTTCCTACGGATAACTTAACATACAAAGTAGGTGCGGTTGATTGGCATGCATTTAAAGCATATTCTTACGTTTGGGATTCCCACGAAGTTGGAAAGTGTGGTACTCCTCTTGTTGGTAAAATAGGCAATGGATCTGCCATTCTCGGAATACATACTATGGGTTCAGATTATGATAAATCAGCTGCTGCTTTGCCAGTTTATAGGGAGGATTTGATTAGAAAGATAAATACCCTTGAAGATAGTTTTGACATTTCAATACCTGTTTACTCTAGTACTTCATATTCTTCTGAAGGGAAGGATTTAACTCCTGATCTATCTAAAAAATCATTGTTTCGTTATGAATTCACTCCTCATGTTGAAATAAAGGGCAAAACAAAAGGTCCCGTTTTAATAAAAAACAAATCTAAAATGGTACGCAGTCTTCCTACATCATTTTTAAATCCATTTTTTATCAAACATTTAAACCATATTCAACGTGTTAAGTATAGTAAACCAATCATGCAACCTGTTGTCATTAGTGGTGAATATATTAGTCCCTATAACATTGCTATTCGTAAGATAAATAAACCAAACTATCCTTTGAGAAAATCAATACTTCGTAAAACGTTGCAAAGTGTTTATAATCGACTGTCTAAGCTAAAGGACATGGTTCCCGTCACTTTAAAACCTCTTACAGTACATTCAGCCATTAATGGCGCAAAAGACGATCCTTTTATTAAACGAATGAATAGATCTAAGAGTGCTGGTTTTGGATATGCTGGTAAGAAGGGAGATTACTTGACTCTTATTGATGAAATTAACAGTATACCGGTTCAACGCCTTAGTGATGATATATTGAATGCTATTGAGACTTTAGAAGAAGGGAATTCTCTTATGCCTGTTTGTGTAGGTTGTTTGAAGGACGAACCCCGCACGTTAGAAAAGTGTATATCTGGTAAAACTAGGTTGTTTTATATTTCTGATGTTTTGCAGATTATATTAATGCGTATGTTTTTATTTCCTTTTTACTCCTTAATGGTAGAATTTAGTGAACTTTTTTGCACTGCTGTGGGAACTAACGCTTTTAAGGATTTCGATACAATTTATAACAATCTTTCATCGTTTGCAAAAAACATAATGGAAGGTGACTATAGTGGGTTTGATGTTAATGCTAATTATGATTTAAGAATGCTCGTTAACAAATTGATTATAATGCTTCTTGGCGACCTCGGTTACACTGAGAAGCAACTTAACATTGTTAAAGGATTGCTTAGTGATAATTTACATATTGGAATTGAGGTTCTCAAAGAAATTTTTGAACGCCCAGGGTTGCAGCCTAGTGGTAAATTAGCGACTGCTGAAGACAATTCACTATTGGGATTGTTGATGCTCGTCTATTTCTACTTTGCAAAGTGTGACAATGGGGTGGACGATTTTTTCGATGTCGTTCTTCCTATTACTTATGGTGATGATCTACTTGCAGCAGTTAAAGATAGAATCAGTACTCGATTTAATAATAGGCATTATCAGGAATTTTGTAAAGAGCACTATGGTATAGGATATACTTCTGCTGCAAAATCCCTTGATGTTACAGATTTTCTTTCCATTGATTCATGTACTTTTTTAAAGAGGTCTTTTAACTACAACTCTATTCTCAATAGAGTAGTAGGTTGCTTGGATAAATCCTCTTTGTATAAGTCTTTAGAGTGGACTATTCCTTCGGAATATATCACTCCAGAGGAACAACTTAATGGTGCAATAAACTCTTTTTTAATGGAAGCATTTTTACATTCTCAATCAGAAGAGGATTTTAATGCTTTGCGTGCTAATATTTTGGAATATATATCCAACGATGGATATGTATACAAATTACGCACGTTTGAAGAAATTATGGAATCCTTACGCAAGTAAGTTTTCCTTCAGACAGCAAAGTCTATAAAAACCGACCTGATATGTCGTAAAAATTATCCGGAGAAGTAACTGTTGGTCCAGCCAATTCTCTGAATTTAGTGGATGTTTTATAGCTCAGTTTTATTAGTTTTCCTGCCACTTTAAATATAGGAAGAAAACTATTGACCTTGGGGAAGCTTGATCCGGCGTCCCCGTAAAAATTAATGGATGACTGAAAATAATTTAGAACTATTTTACCAGTGGTTTCTTAAAGATCCTTATTCTTTTAAGAGTTGTTTGGATAATGATCCTGAAACTACTGCACAAACAAAACAACCTACCCTTATTACTATGCGGGCTGAATCTAATATTACACAAGAAATGAAAACAGGTTCTATAGATTCAATGGAAAATAAAGAAAATGTTATGGATGTTTCTGGTAATGATTTGGCTACAACTAAAGTGGGTATGAGTGATTATTTAAATAATGGACAAGAATGTTCTCGTGATATAAATAAATTTTTGGAACGACCGATTAAAATTGATCAATTCAGTGTTACTACTGGTCAGGTTTCCAAATCTTATAAATTGTGGGACATATTATCAAAAAATGATAGAATACGTTCAAAATTTGAGAAATTTGCTTATTTTCAAGGTGATATCGAAATTATGATTTCTGTGTCGGGTACTCCATTTCACAAAGGTAAAATTCTTGTTTCTTATCAACCTTATCCTCTTCACAATGAAAGTTTAGTTGCTGTTCAAGATAGAATTGATACTGATCCCAATTTTCGGCCAATTTATTTGGTTTATCAATCTCAGGCTCGCGGTGCCAAAGTTATGGATGTAAAAGATAATCAACCTCTTAGGATGACTATTCCTTTTATCTCCCATAAACCAATGTGGCGTTTGTTTAATACATCTGCCGCTGTTCTTGGCGCTAACGCTTTTGATGATTTTGAAAATTCTGGAACATTATACATGTACACTATTAATGATATTTCTGGTGTATCTTCGACTCCTTCTGATGTATCGGTAATTGTTTACGCAAATTTTGTCAATGTTAAACTCGGTACTCTCACCGGTACTCATTTCATTGCTGAATCTAAGATGTCTAGTGATGATTCTAAAGATGAGACAAAAACTGGTCCTGTTCAAGCTTTAGCTTCCAAAACTGCAAGTTTTCTCGAAACAATTTCTGTTATTCCAGACATTGCTCCACTAACTATACCTGCATCTATGGTAGCATCTGGTATAGCTGGCATTTGTTCCGTATTTGGATGGTCTAAACCTATCCTTGACGAAAAACGAATAACAGTCAAACCTGATGGCTACTGCAATGGTATGGTTGTTAGTGGAACCGAAACAGCTAAGGTTTTAGGAGTTGATCCAAAGCGTTCATTAGAAGTTTCTCAAGGAATGTTTGGTGATACTAAAGATGAACTCGTGCTAGAATATTTAATCAATAGACTATCATATTTTCATACTTTTAGTTGGAATGTCGGAACTGTTCCGTTCACTGCACCTATTTTTCAGTGTGCTGTAAATCCAATGATAACAAAGAAAGTTAGTATTCTTCAAGATTTCTATGCAAATACACCCCTCAGTTTTGTTAGTAATGCGTTTACTTATTGGCGTGGAGATATCGAATTTACATTTGAATTTGTAGTTAGTTCTTACCATCGTGGTAAAGTTGCTATAGTTTATGAACCAAATATATCCCAAAGTGCTTTAATTGGATCTGATTTTCAACTTAATGAGCAATATGTTCGTATCGTTGATCTCCAAGAAGCTCAGACGGTTTCAGTTTGTATTCCTTGGGCCTCTGATCGTCCTTGGAGGGAAATTGAGACCGATCCGTCCCAAATATGGTATAATACCACTGGGGCTCTAGCTTCTACCCTCCATAAAAGTAGTAACGGATACATTTTTGTTTATCCAGTTAACACACTGCAATCTCCTGATACGTCAAATATTGATGTTAATGTTTATATTAGAGGAAAGAATTTTCATTATTCCGTTCCGACTGAAGCAAATTTGAATGTTAGAAGAGATGGCTTTTCGGCTCAATCTCTTTTTACCACCGAGGTTACCTGTGTTGATCTTAATGAATCTACTGCAGATGACAAGAACATACATGTTACTAATTTCGGTGAAAAAATTGCTTCTTTTAGATCTCTTCTTAAACGTTACCAGTATGCTGATGATGTAAATCTTTTGAATTTTAGTTTGACATATGCCAATGCTATTATTCCTATATTTCCTGAGAACCCTGCTCCATATGGTTCTAACACGTCAGATCCAGTAAATTTGTTTTCTTATCTTCGTTTAGCTTACCTTGGTATGCGTGGTTCCATGCGACACAGGGTTAAGTTTATAGAGGGTAATGAACAAAATACTCATCTGGAACACATCAATGTAGTTTTGAATGGTCCTACTAATTTACAGTTAAATATGAGTGTTACGTCTACTAACACTTATCTCCCAATACCTCTTTTGGGAGGTGTGACCTATTTACCTAATGTGAATAGCGCGGTAGAAGTTGATGCTCCTTTTTATACTGTTAACTTGTGGGTTTATTCTCAACCTCAAGACTTTGTTAGTCCCAATCCCTCTGATGTTATGTCTGCTTCTTTTTCAAGATCTTTAACAGTTTCCGTTCCTCATGCTGAAAACCCATCTGGACAGGACTCTTTAAGGGTTATTGATGAAATTGCAACAGGTGAAGATTTTAATTTTCATTATTTCACTGGAGCACCTCTGTTTAGTAATCCTATCTAGACAACTCGTAGAAGGCGAGTAATTAAATATGGTAAGGCCCACCACTTCAGTTTTTTCTAGAAGAG